CCGTTGCATAGGGTTTTACCCGCACGGTTGTATGTCCAAAGAATGCAAGGACAAGGAGAAAGAGAAGGACCCCGAGAAAGATCTTGGTGGATTGCCACGTTGTGGTTCCACAAGTCTTCCGGAAGGTATTCCATCTTCGCCCCAGCCCAGCTCGAAGGGTGGGAGCGTTGCGACGTCCGGACCCCTGCCACGCAAAGGCTCGGTCCGAAACGGGGACTTTGTCTATGTCCCAAAACAAAAAGACCCGGGCGTGCCAGTTCCGCCCACCGTGCCTATTAATGCACGGTCCCCCAAACTTTGCCACGGATGTGGGAAGCCCGGACATATTCAGAAGAATTGTCGGGCTTCGGGAGGTAAAAGACCGCGGGCCGCGGCACAGAATGCTGACTTGACAGCTGCATTCGCTGATCTACAGGCACAAGAAAAAGGCGCTAGGGACGCACTTGTGGAGATTTCTGCAGACAGGGACGAAGCCGCGAAGGCTGTCGTCGATCTCACCCGTGATTTGAAAGAGAGCACGAGGAAGGTTGAGATTTATGAAACGGGCGTTGCGGCGGCACACAAAAAATGGGCCAATGCATTTGAAGCCACGTGGAGCGAAGATGCACCCAAGTCTTATCTGTACTTGTGGTGCTTAGTTCCAGCCCTGCTCTTTTGGGCGCTCATTCTCTGGGTCAATCTTGATGATTGCCTGGCTGATCTCGAATGGGTGATAAATCATGATGATGCACGCTTACAATTAGCGTTGCTCCTCCAGTATGTGTACTGTCATGTCACTTGGTGGATTATCAACAGATATCTTACGTCGTGCGGGAAGCGGAATCTCTTCTCCCCCCGCATAAAACATGAATACCGGATGGTGAGTTTGACGAACTACACACATAGTGATTTGAGAGCGGACTCAATGTCTATGACCGATATTAAGCACGCGAACGCAATTTACGGGCTTGTTGAGTATGCTGTTAGGCTTAATGGTAGACTAATCAACAAGGATGTCTGGGGTGAACTCACACATCAGCCCGGCCAGATGCTCATATCTATGGAGCTGCTGGCCCAATTGTCGACGCCAACCTGCATGCAGTCTATGGACGAGAAAACAACACAAGCAAGGTTGCAATCATTCGCAAAATCCAGTCACACAACCAACATTGATGCGTATTTAAGTTGGAAGTTGCATGACGTGGTCGGAAATACCGTGACGGTCGCGCTCGGCATCTGGAAAGATCGCCTTGAACACCGAGTCGGGTATTTCCCTGCCACCCTAGCTTGAAAGGTGGTCAAAGGTGGTTTCTGGGAGGGTACCGATATGGAGAGTCTAAGCAAGATCCGCTTAAGGAAATAAAGCAGGATGCTCGAATTTCGGTACCGCGGAAGGTCGCGCTTAATATGCGACCGACCGTTGGGGTTAGTTTGGGATGTCATGTGGCAGGCGCCGCCTGCCCACACCCGGACCCCCACGATCCCGATACCACTATAGCTGGGGTGAGGAAGAGGTTTGCAATAAAACCGCCTGACGCTAATGACGATACACTGAAGAAGTTCAGTCGTTTTGTTTATCGTTGGGTCCGGAACAATCTGACACCGATTGATTCCGATGCAGATGTGTCTGTGGAGCATTGGCTGGCACATACTGATTACCCCGACTGGCGCCGAAAAGAGCTGCGCGTTCAGTGGGATGGCGTTGGA